CATATTGAACCGTGAATTCCGTGTTCGATAAATCTTTCTTGAACTGGAGTCCAATGAATCATATGACCACCAACTTTAGTAAGCTTATGAACACACTTATAAAACGTTCTTTGGACTGGAATATGTTCACTTGTACCAAAGTTAGTCACGATATCAAATTTATCTATCCCAGTAGCTTCGCATATCTGTTCGTAAGAAGTTTCACTGCGGAGGTCAATTGGAATAGCGCCGTCTTTGCCGTTTAGATCAACACAGTGATAGCTTTTTGCACCACTAGCAAGATAAACATCACGATAAAGACCGGAATTGTTTTTCTTATTACCGAATTCTAGTATATCCTTTCCATTTACATTAGGTAGAAGCAAGGATGGTCGATGAGGTATAACTCCACCGCCAGGCTTTCCATTTATTTTGTCTTGCTCTGTTAAGGCATATGCTACCATATCATTTCTTCCCAATATTATACTTTACAGTAAGTTCCCAATCATCCTTCTCTTTGTGAGAAATGATTTTAATTTGATTAAGAGAAGCGACCGGTTCTTGTGTTTGATTTGGATCGACGATCTTTATTAATTCCCATTCTTCAAGAAGATTCACAATCGTATTGCGTCGTGCTTTATCTTCGTCCGAAAAGGTATTGTGTTTACCGTCAAGTATAAACAATTCTTTGAAATGAAGAATTGCGTAACGGCCTTTTTTGTGTAGAATGTGACACGATTGAAAAAGCTTTTTATCTTTACGAGAAGAAATTCCAATTCGTGTTAATGTTTCTTTGATTTTAAGGAAACTGTCAGGTGTTGGTAATGTAATTTCTACACCAACTCCTCTGAAGATATCGTCGTTTTCCATAATACATATTCACCTTTGTTATAGTAATTAGTGGTACTGGCAATAAACCATAAAGACTATTTATTTTTTTCATAATCTCTAACCACCAGTTACTAAACGTGAATGAACGGTCTGTAGTTGATCTTTATCCAATACCCTTAGATACATTTTGGCTATTGTTCTATTACACTGGTACACAATCTGGATCGCATCTAGATCGGCATTTTTATCTACCTTTGGCCATTTGGAAAACCGTTTACGCTTACGAAGCATTCCTCTATAATAATCAAATTGAGCGGCAGGAAATAAACCGTGTCTACGATTCATTTCGTTTGCATGTAAAATTGTATCTTGAAAATTTGCAAATCCCCTGTTTATGATATAAGCATTATATTGTTTTTCTGTAAGTTCTGCATTTTCACTATTATGGATGATATCTTCCTTTGTGAAAGAAACTGCATTCATAAAATCAAAAGGGCTTATTTCTTTCATCAATAATCTCCTCCACTTGTTTCATAATTTCGTCAAAATATTTTGCACATTTTTCACACATTTTCATTTCATGTAAACCTTCAAGAGTGTCGACCTTGATTGTAAAGGCTTCCTTTTCTTTTAATTTCGTGTCGCAATTAAAACACTTGAGGGTTTTTGAAATGAACTTCATACGTATTCCGATTCAATCATTACCTCTGTCAGAAAGGCAACCATATTGATTTCTTGATCTGCGACAAAGTTTGCTTTGTACATATAGTCAGCAATTGTTACGACAAACCCAGGAAGAGTTCTGAATTCGACTTTTGTCGTAGCTGCATCGTAAATACGGCGAAACATTTCGTTCATATCCTGGTCTGAATTTTTAGCTACCCAATTACGCATTTCAGTAAAGTTTTTAGCTTTGAGTAGAGTAAAGAGTTCGTCGATGGTTTCTTGCTTGAGATTGACAAAAATACCTTCGTCGATTTTACCAGATGCTGCATAAGACTGAAGTTCAGTCAATACACGGCGAAAATCGGGAAAGTGCTTTTCAATTACTTTTGCGACAACCTTATTGTCGTACCCAATACTTTCTTGATCAAGAATAGCACGAACACGCTTGTAGAATTGAGCTGCCAAAAGCGGACGATCAGATTGTTCAATAGAAAAATCAACTTCAGATAATCGAGAACGAAGAGGAGCAATAATACGATTCTTAAAGTTACAAGTAAAGATAAAGCCACAATTAGAAGAATATTCCTCAATAAAATTACGAAGAGCCGGCTGAACATTTGCAGCATTCAGGTAATCAGCTTCATCAAAGATTACATATTTGCGACCACCTTGTAGTGATACAGCTGACGCAAAAGTGGAAATTTCATATCGTAAAGTATCAATATTAACATTAAGAGAACCGTTCTTAACAATATAGTCACAACCCATTTCGTTGAGCATGGCTTTTGCTACTGTAGTTTTACCTACACCAGGACCACCAGTAAGAAGAAGGTTTGGTACATTATTGTCAGTAACGAACTTTTTGAACATTGCCTTGGTTTTTTCAGGCAGGATAGTATCATCGATGCGCTGAGGACGATACTTTTCTACAAATAATACTTCATTTGATTTTGAATCAATAGACATAGTTCACCAATAATAATCATAATATAAAAATTCAAAAGGTGGGGATCTTAAAGATCCCCCCTAGCTCGATAAAGGTCAAGCAATCGGATTAACCGACTACTCTGTCAGCCAAAGGACCTTGTGCTGGCATTGCAACATCAACTTCGTTCTGACCTGCAGAAGGATCTTGTTGAGGTGCATTCTGGCGAAGAAAGGCTTCAATTTTATTGCGAAGCATGCCTACACCTGCAAGTTCGTTGCCCTGAAACCCACCACGAGTTGATACAACATCGATCAACTGTAGCACCGTACTAAGATCACCAAGATTAATGGCTACTTTTTGTTCTTGACCTTGCTGGCCCATCATTTGCTCATTCATATTTTTTTTACCCTTTGTTATAAGTCGACTTAGAATCAATTGCCACGTAATATGTGACGTCTTTACCTTTAAATTCAGATATACCCTTTGAGCAAAGAGTAACTTGATAATCCAAAGGCATTAGTTTAAGATTATCGGTTTTAATGATAACCTTGAATGTATCGGTAGTCTCGCCAATTTCAACACCATAATCATCAGCGCCTTCATTGGAACTATCGATAGCTTTCAGATAACACTTGTCGCCATCGCCTACAAATGCAATCTCTGAAAATTGTAATACTCCTGCAGCTTTGAGAACTGAAGAAAGATCATTGTTGCTTACGTTAACAACAACATCTTTCGATGGAATAGTAATATCTTTTTCAGGCGGAGTATGGATCATTGATACGTCTGCGTAAACATATTTAGTCCGCTGTTTGCCTTCAGATATAATAAAGTATTTATCTACGAATTCTACCTCTGCATTATTATAAAGACTCAGAATTGAAAGAAACCGCGATAAATCATAGATACAAGCTTGAGATGGAATCTCATCAGGAATCTCTGCAATTGCAATGAGAGTTTTTTCTGGAGTAATTGTCTTTAAAGTTTTGCCTGGCTTCAAAAGAATAGATTTATTGATAGCTGTAAAGCTTTTAAGAACAGTCAGGGTTTCATTTGAAAATTTCATTATATAGATCTCCGGTTAAATTATTCATATATTATACAACATTCCTTACTATTTGTCAATCTTTTTTTGATAATTTTTTCGATTTGATGTTTTATCTGCAGTTGCCGAACCTCCAAGTTGACCTATTGCTCCCATATTGCCCCTAAAGATATAAGAACCAACGTGATTGATTTGCATCCAAGGACACATCCAAACCTTAAGATCGATAGCTCGAGCTTTACGACAAAAGAAATAATCCTCAGACAGGTAGCGCTTTGATTCTGGATCAATTATACAATCAAAGAATGCAGTAATTTCTCGTGATCCATCAAACTGATCAGTTCTTACATGGTCAGGTCTATAAGATAATTCAGGATATGCATCACGATATTTTTCAAGAGCTTTTCTCGAAATCAACATAAACCCTGTGCCTGCTTCTGACACCTCAACCGGCTCACTAAGTTTAAACTGTGTCATACCTTTAACTGGATTAAACACATAATCTGACGTAAATTGCTCAAGGTTAAAGGGGTTGTCCTTAGCAAGACCTTGTTCTGCAGCTTTTGCCACTTTTTCCCATGCAATTGTTTTCTTTGGGTATGGTCCAGTTACAATATCATATTTGTCAGGATCTGAAGTTTGAATGGCTAGCAGCCCGAGTGCATCTCGAGGATTAAACCCAATATCAGCATCAATGAACAAAAGATGTGAGCATTCTGAACGCATAAATTCATCTACAATATAATTCCTAGCACGTTGAACTAAACTTTCATTAAAAAGAAAGTAATACTTCATTGGAATTTGATGTGTTGAACAAAGCATACTTAAATCGTTTGTAGATTTAGTATACAAACCTGCGCATTGACCGCCATACATAGGTGTTCCAATGAATAAGCTATGTTGTCTTAATTCTTCAACTTTAATTTCTAATTTCATAATAAACTAATTTCCTATGTATTTGCGCGCATATTATTATTAATTTCAATTGCCTTTTCCAAGAGTTCAAGTAGTGCACTATTTCTTGATTCTTCAACAAACGCTTTGGTATCCTTAGGGAAACAATTACCTCCAAATCCAAATTGACCATCCGGGCCCGGAACATTCATATGTGAAGGGCCCACACGAGGTTCGTGTGCTAAAACACCAACGAATTCAGACCATGGTGTTGACATATCATATGTCGCATAGAGCTCACGAAGCTCATTAAAAAATACAACCTTGGTAGCTAACCAACTGTTAATGGTATATTTCAAAAAACTTGCAGCCTTGATATCAAGTTTAAAGGTTGGGGATGGTCTGACCAGACTATATTTAATGTAAATTTGTTCAATTCGAGTACAATCATCCCAGTCACCACCAAAAATCTGAAAGGGTGGATTGATAAAATCATCATTAGCATTCACCTCGGTCAAAAATTCGGGATTGTATACAATATTCAATTTCGTAAAGTCATCTCGAAATGACTGTAGCACAGTAGGAGCGACTGTGCTTTTGATTACTATAATGCCTGTATAATCCATTGAACTCAGTGAATTAAGCGTGGTATCGATCAGATCTGAATCCACACTACCAACAGGACCTTTAATTGAATCTGTTACTCTACTAGGAGTCGGCACACAGATAAAAATGACATGCGGATCTTTATTGACTAGATCTTTGAGTTTTAAATCAGAAAAACGAGGATCGACAATGTATTGTTCGACGTATTTGGTATTAAAACCATGTGATACAGCGCCACCAACAAAACCCCGACCAACGATACCGAGCCGTAAATTCTGACCTAGTGTGTATACTTGTTGGGACGGAGCTGTGAAATTTTTGACATTTATATTTTCTAACACTTTTTTCTCCATAATATAGTAAAACATCAAACTATTTGGTAAACTTTTAAAGTTTTTCGGCGCGATCAATTGCCTGAAAACGTAGTACATCAGCAAGAATATCCCAAGCACTATCATGCGCTTTGAAGGAGGTTTCCCACTGTTCAATATCCTCGATGGGAGTGAATCCATTTTTCTTGGGAAAATCTAATTTGGCATCGATCCATGTTCGAGAATCGCGCAGAGCCCAGTGAGGAAGATATTCCAAAACCCGATTCTTTTTACCTAGTGTATCAAAAATACGCCAGAGAATTGGTGCGTCAAATGTGTTACCTCGAGACCACCAGCAGTGTATTTTACCATGAGGGATAAGAAAATTGATAAATTGTTCAGCAAATTCTTCTAAGCTAATATCACTTTTTTGGGGAGTAATATTTTTTCGTACTTCCTTGGGTTGCGATTCCCAAAATTTAATAGTGCCTTCTTCAACAACAAAACCATATTTTGACACCTGTTCTCTAATGTCAAATTTGAATTTGCGGACTTGGACAATATCATCTAAGGTATATGGTTTATCCGAAGAAAATTTATCCCAATCAAAAACCATGGCAGACATATCGATAACCACACAGTTGTTAGTATTCACACCCATGGTTTCGAAGTCAATAATACAATGTTTCATTATAAAGTTATTCCTTGTTTGATACTATTTATATAGTCTCTCAGATTGTTTTTAGGTTCCCACCCAAGTTTTTTTATTTTTTCTGTTACAACTTGAGCTACCATTCGGTTACCGCGTCTAGGTTCAAGCCATTCAATTTCGCCCCCAA